CTTCCATTATAATATTTTAAAGCATTAGCTGTACTGTTATAAACTAAATCACCTTCATTTAAACTTGTTGTTGGGTCTGTTGAAGCAACTCTATATCTTTCACCAAACTCATTTACAGTTCCAATATTATTTCCAACTTCATTAACATTGGCAATTGAACCACCAACTAAATTTACATTTGCTGCAGCTGAAGCAACTGTACTAATATTATTTGTTGGTGAAATTTGACCAGCAACAGTAGTAACACTAGTTATATCATCAGCTACTAAATCAATTACTGATGAACCTGCTGTGCTTGTTACTGAATCTGTAATTGCACCATTATCTATAATGTGAGTAAAGTTATTACTTAAATCTTGACCAACAACAGTTATATTACTTATATTAGTTGTGATTGTATCTATATCGTCTGCTACACTTGTAATATTAGCATCATTAGCAGCTACAGTTGTAATATCACCTGAAATAGAAGCTACAGTTGTAACTTCAGTTGCCTTTGGTGTTAATCTATGAAAAGTATAAGTATTTAATGTTGTGCTTGTTTCAACTAATACACCATAACCAGCAGTTAAAACTGTAGAACCACACCCTGTAATTGTTACTGTAGATGCACCAAGAGTTCCACCAGATATTGTTACAGTTCCTGTACTTGGAGTTCTTGTACTTGCTATTTCTTTAATAGAAATAATAGTACCAGCACCATCATTTACATCTGGATTAGTATTTGGAAAACTTGTTTCATTAGCAATAGCTACAAAACCACCAACATCATCTACTAAATCTACAATTCTAGCATCAATAGCAGCAGTTGTTGCTACATAAGCATCTGAACCAGACCAAGTATCTCCTGATTCTATTGTTTCAGAACTATCTTGTCTAAAGTATCTTCCATCAGAAGCTGATGTTGTAAAAAATGTAGTATCACCTGGTGTATGTCCAGATTGTTCAGCATTAGTTACAATAACTGCGTCTGCAATTTTATCTGCTGTAACTGAATCTGCTGCTAAATGAGCGTTGTCTATACTAGCATCAACATATTGATCTGAGTCTACAGAGTTAGCTGCCATTTTAGCAACTGTAATTTGTGAGTCTGCAATATGAACTGTATCTATTGAACCATCAACATAATGTTCACTATCAATAGCATCATCTGCTATATGAGCATTGTCAATACTACCATCTGTATAATGTTCGCTATCAATAGCGTTATCAGCAATTAGAGAAGCAACTATTTGGTCAGCAGCAATGTGTGCAGTATCTATACTACCATTTGTGTAATGTTCTGAGTCTATTGCATTATCAGCAATTTCAGCTCCAGTAATTGCATCAGCATTAATTTTTGCAGTAGTGATTGCATCATCAATTATATTAACTGTTGCAATACTTGCTATAGGAATAGATTTATTTGTGTTAGCTAGAGCTCCAATGAATACGCTAGTAATAGCTTCACTAGATAAAGATCCTGAGTCCCAAGATACTGTAACTGTTGTATTTGTAGAAAATGCTACTGCTGTAATTGATCCATAAATAGTTCCTGGTGTACTTGCAGTAACTTTAACTCTACGTCCAACATGATAAATAGCTGCTACGTTTACTCCATCAATTGTAAAACTTGTTCCTGATACGTAAGTAGGTGTATATGCACCTGCTCCATCTCCATATTCAATCCATTCAGCATCATTATAATGCTGTCTAATATCAGCCATAACACTTCTAAAAGCATTATTAATATTTGATGGTAGCATTCCTTCAGCAACTGAAACTGAATCAGTTCCTGTAGCTGTATTGTTTGCTGATGTTGTATCGTATTTACCTAAAAATGTTCCTGCCATAAATCTCCCTATTCCATAAACCAACTGTAAGCTTTGTTGCTTTCAGTATTGTTTTTGTTAACTAATGTATTAATTGCTTCTTCAATTTGTCTTTGAAAAAATTCTTGTGTCTCCATAGAATATCTAACATTATCTATGTCTGTTGAATCACTCATTATCTATATCCTGCTTTTGATGCAACAAGATCTATTCCTTGTGCATGATTAAATGTAGTTCCTGAAGCTATTTTTACATTAGCTCTTATGTATCTACCTGATTGTCTAACTGGGTTAATACCACTTGTTAACATAGAAGATGAACTAGATTCTGTTTCTGTATCTGCTAATCTTTCTCTAGTTTTTACAGTAACTGTTGCTTCTGCATCTACTATTGGTCTAACTCCTTGAATGTTAGTTCTGGCTCCTTTAAAACCTTCTATCTCTGCTGTTTCTATTTCACACTCATTTGAGTTTCCTGAAAAGATTGCAGCTTTAAATTCGTTATCTATTGCACCTAAAAACATTTGTCCACCATCCCAATAATCTGTATCTAAAGCAGCGTTAATATCTTCAAGGTTTTGAGATATAATATCCATTAATTCTACTGTATAAGCTCCTACAAATTGTGAAAATATTTGACTAGCATTTGTTTTAGCTAAAGACCATTTTTGTGTAGCATAGTTATATATAATTATTCTATCACAAGTACCTGTTGTATTAGAAGTATTATTAACTGATGGGTACAACCACATAGCTAATGTATTAAAAGGATCTGTTGCTGCTACTATTCTATCAGAATATGCTTTATTTAAATCAGCATCAAAAAATCTGTTAACTTTTTCTACTCCAATACCTACTACATTATCACCTTGTATTTCATAGAATCCGTCATCAGCATAAAAGAATACACGTCTATTATCTTGACATACTGTTTTTCCGTATACTGCTCCTCTGTTTGGAGATATAACTGACAGTCTAAATACTGTTGCTCCACCAACATAGTCCATACGAACTATTTGATTTTGTCTAAATACATAACCTACTTCTCCAGAAGTTATAGCTACAACTCTACCACCTGATCCTGGAAGGTCTTGGTAGTCTGATTGTTTACCTGACCATATAGTTATGTCATTAATACCAGACCATTGAATTCTGTTTGTTGCTCCACTAATATTACCTACAACTAAGAAATCCCTAATTACTCCAGAGACTCTAAACAAAGGACAAGTCCCTGCTGTTTGAATTGCTGTAAGATCAGCAAAATTAGTTGATGTTCCCATTAAATAATATTGAGCTGCATCTACACCATTACTTGCAATTACATACTCACCAAATTGTGTGAATGTCCAATAGTCATCATCATCTCCTGTTAAACTTCCTTTACGAGAAGTAAAAGCTCCTGATGCTAATTGAAATAAATCTGTTTTAGTTGCTACAAAATTAAATACAGCATTAGAGTTATCTCTAAATGATCCTGAACCATGTGCATCTGTAACAGTTGTTGATGCTCCTGAGTATGATACTAATGATGGGAATCTTTTATAAGATCCTAAAGCATGGTAAACATTAGTTGCTACGTTAGCCCCTTTCATACCATGTTCTGGTTGATCAGGCATCCATTCTCCAAAAGGTATTTGCATTATCTAGACCTGTAAAATGATAAGTCGGTTTGTATATCTGTTCTTTGTTGAACAGGAGCTCCACCATATGAATCTTGTTTGTCGTTATTTTCGCATCTTTCCATAGCTGCGATATACATTTGTAACCATTGTTGAACTTGGTTAGGATCTATACCACCTAAGAAGTTAGCTGCATGGTATAAAGAACCATACAAATATATTCCAGGGTGATTAGTTAATATGTAATTAGATGTAGCTGTATCGCTTAATGCTGTAAATCTTTTATAATATGATAAGTAACCAGTATAAGCTGTGTCTGGTGCAGGGCCAAATCTTAAAGATTCTGCTGCGTCATCACTTTGAATTGTATAAACTCTTGGTCTTGCAGTTGTAGATCCTGCCTTAATTTCAAACATATTATGAGGTGTAATATATTTTAATGCGTACTTAGTAGCAGCAGACAATATATAAAATGATCTTACTCCAATAAAACCAGTAGGAACTGTTTCAGTTTCTGAGTCTATTGTAATAGCATCAATCTGTTCCATTTGTCTTATTCTTAACTTAGCATTGAAATCAGCTTCAGCTAATCCAATGAAATCGTCAATTTGATTTGTTAAGTCAGATCTATTAAGCCAATCTGCTATAGATGCTTTTAGTCCTGAATATGTTGTTAATGCCATTATAAATTTCCTTCAGCTGTTCTAAAATATCTAAACTCACTACTATTAAGTTTAGTTCTCATTATTTTTCTTTGAATGTCTTTAGGTAATTGAAACCAGTTGTTAGTTCCGTTATATTCTTTAGCCCATATTGAAAGTATTAAAGGTGGAATACTTGCCACTCTTTTCATTTCTTTAGCACCTGAGATATAACCTCTGTCATGATTGTAAAGAGCTTTGTTTCTTTTTAACAAAGGGTTTACATCTTGAGAATTATTAATAGTCAATTGACCATTAGACTCTTGGATGTATTTAGTCTTTACACCTGCATCATATTCTATTGATCTTACTCTAGCCATAATTATTCAGTTAGTTCTGTTACATATAAATTTGCTGTTCCAATTGCTGCTACTTTTTCTCCACCAGATACTTTAAAATATTCTATATCTTTTGCAGGTAAAAAAATTTTACTTGAAGTTGCTGTTGGAGCTATTCCAAATTCTATATGACAATCTGCGTCTGCTACTATTCTAACATATTCTATATTATTTCCAAATGCATCTGTTGCACTTGATGTACCACTAGATGATAATTTTTGAGTTGTAATAGGTCTCATTGCTATATGCATTTTATTTTCCTTTTGTTTGGGGATGTTGCCACCCCCATAATTAATTATCTTCTTATAACGAAAGTAAGTTCCATTTTAGAAGCATTTGTTGAGCCACCATCTGTGATAGCTTCAATTACTGATCCTTCGTTTACTTCGTTTAAACCTGAGGGTTCTGCAGTATATTGTTTTCCAGCAGAACTTGCAGCTATATGACTAATAGCTCCAGTAGTACAAGCTACACCATCTATTTCAAAAGTAATCTCTGCTGTTCCTGTAGTAGTTACTTTGTTATGTGCAAAAATTTTAATAATTCTACCTGAGTCTGGCACAACAACAAAAGTTGAAGATGCTGATGATACGTCAGGTATTGCTGATGTTATAAAGTAGTCGTTTAATGTTCTCATTTTATTATCCTATTGTTCCGATCATAACCTATCTCTGATCTTCAATGTTTAATTAAATAATAGGGGAGTAGTATTAGGTTACTCCCCTATAGATGTGTTTTATTATGAAGTAGTTAAGTCAGCAACTAAACCTGAAGCTGCTTCGTTTCTAGATTCAAGAGTTGCTTCTACAAGAAGTTGTCTTTTTTCTGAGTCACCAGTTTTTGCTAGTTCATGCATAGAAAAGTCTCTTAAGAATGCAATACCGAAATATTCCATATCAAGTACATAAGCGTCTCTATCTCTAGAGAATCTATTAGGTACTACTTGAAGTTGACCAAAGTCAGATGCGTACACGTCTACTGAAGTGTATAAAGTTGCATCTGCACCAGCGTCAAATCTAGTAGAATTACCAGTAAATCCTGATAATTTTTGCTTGTTGAAAGGCCCACACATAATCATAGATGGGTCTCCACCAGCATTCCATACTGATTTGATTACTGCTTTAAGAGATGCTTCAGTGAAAGCTCTTTGAGTTCCATCAGTTCTAGCAGTGTTTCCAAGACCAGTTCCTGTTGTACCATCACCTGCTTTATCATCATTACTGATAACCCAAGCTCCAAGAGTTCCCATTTTTCTTGCTGTTGTTGCATCACCAGTTTCTTCAGCAATGTTGCCAGTAATAGTAGCTTCCATGTCTCTTTTTAGTTCTTTAGCTTTTTTAGCTATTTGGTAAGCGATTTCAGATGCTCTACCTGCTTTATCTACAGACTCTTGAGTTCCAGTGATAACTACAGTTTTATCCATAATTTGTGCACTGTTAGAAAGTCTAACTGTTGCAGTTGATGCGTCTAAAGTTGCTTCGTCACCTTCAATAACAGCATTGTTAGTTACTGCTGCTTCAAGTGCGTCTGTTTGCCATTCGTGAACTACTGCAGTTGCTTGTGTTTTAGCAGCAGAACTTAAAAATGGTGTATCTGTTGGTGAGATTGAGTAGATAACGTCAGAAAGATCTTCTCTTTCGCCTACTGAATCATACGTGTCAAACGTATTAGTTGGTTGTGCCATTGTTTATTTCCTTTGTTGAGATTTAAGATTAATCATATCAGCTATGGCAGACTGGGCATCTTTAATGTGACCAGACTTTCTTAGCGTATTGATTTTATTTCTTACTTGCTCTCTACCTGAACTAACATCCGATTTAGCAACACCAGCTTTTAAAACCTTGGGAGCATTTGCTACCTTCTTAGAAGCTATAGGTCTTTTATCTGTTCTAGATTTAAAACTCATAGCGTCTTTTGCAACCATTAAAAATCTATGGTCTGCAAGGCTTCCTATTTCTTGATCATTAAAACCATAGTCTCGTAACGTATTACGCATACTAAGTTTAAAATTATCAGCTTTATTAGGATCGCTAAACTCTGGTATTTTTGTTGCAGCTAATTCTTTTTGTGTTTGAAGGTAACTCTCATATTGTTGAGATTGAACTTCTCTTGCTTTAGACTTTAAAGATTCTATTCTGCTACTTTCTTGTCTTAATTCAAAGTCAAGTCTTGAAGCTTCTGTAGGATCTTCTTGGTAAAGTTTAGCAAGGTCTTGTCCACCTTGTTTGTTTTTCACAAATTGATCAGCTGTCGAAATTAAATCGTTTAGTTCTGATAAACGAGTGTCGTAATTTTGACGCAAACTATTCTTTTGAGTTTCAAGATCTCTCTTTTCCATCCCTAAAGTATGAGTTTTTTGTCTATAATCCGAGTCTCTAGAATATCCTGCTTTCAGCTCATCGAGGCTCACCTCTAACTCTTGACCACTTACTTTTACTCGGTGGAGTTCTGGTGTCTCTAATTCTGTTGTAGTTTCTTCTTCAGTCTCAGTATTCTCAGTTGTCTGTTCTACTGGAGTTTCGTTCGACTCTGATTGACTCTCTTGAACTTCCTGTGTCTCAGGAATTGACTCTGAAGGTTCTGCTTTAGTTTCTGGTACTTGAGTGTCCTTTGTAGGATTCAGTATTCCTGAAATTTTTTCTGCTGCACCTTGTATTGGATCTGCCATTGTATCGTTCCTTCCATTGGTTGACGAAATTGAAGTTTCGTTAGATTAACTTCGTTTGTTTAATTGCTCTATATCTGCTTGAGCTAGCCTTCCACTTGACATAACACTTAGTAAATGTCCTTTGATTTTATCCACCATATTAAAGGCTACCCAAAGGTTTCTACGAGTATCATCGTCTGCGAAACTTGTGTTAAAGATCTCTAGTCTGTAAATTTCAGAAAGATCTTCAAATGCTTTCTTTAGAAGGGGATCGTCCAGCAGCTGCTGGGCTCTCTTGCCCTCCCTTATTAGTATTTCCTTGTCCATCATTAAAGAATTGCTTCTGTCCTCTCACTATTTGCCCCATTAGATCTCCTGATTTTTGTAGATCAGTTTGTTCTAACATGGATCTTCGTTTAAGTTCTAGTTCATCAATTTTAGTATTGTATTTCAATTCCATTTCTTTGATGGCTAGTTCATAGTCTAGAAGTGCTTGTCTCATTTTGCCTTCTAATCCTTTAGCTTCCGTTTCTGCCTTTAATTGTGCACGTTGGTTTTCACCTTGTACTTGGGCTAACGTCACCTTTTCAAATTCAGTAGGTGGCTTAGGAGGAATAGGTGGCATTTGTGCTGCTCCCACTTCTGGATCCATGAAGTATGGTTCTATACTATTTAGACCTGCATTTTCAACTAATTTTTTCAAAGAGTTGTAAA